CCGTCGACGACATCGTCGCGCCGTTCGTGTTCATGGAAACGCTCGACGCGAGCAGGCCGGCCAGCATGGAGAACGGCGGCTGGTTCTATGACACCGGCGGCTTCATCCAGGACGGGCGCGATGCGAATGCATGGCCACCGCATTTCCGTGGAAATACACGGCTGATGGAGCTTGACAGCGTCGGCTGCTGTTACATCGCGCCGGCCTGGCTGTATCGCGAAGGCCTTCGCTACAAGCCGAACGGCGACGATGTGGAGCACAAATCGTTCATGAAGGCGGCACGCGAATATGCCGAGGTCAAGGTGCTGGCCACGGATGCAATTCAGGTCAAGCACGCCTATCTGCCTCGCTTCGGCGAGGCCTGGCATACGCAATGAAATTGATGATCTTCACGCCCACCTGGGTCAAGCCTGACGGCTCGGATGCAATGCACCCGGACTGCCGGCGCTCCATTGAGGCGCAGCGGATCAACGGCGAGATCGGCTGGGTGATCGGGCGCGACAACCCGCATCCCGCAGGCGACCTGCGCAATGTAGTGCACCAATATCAGCAGGCGCGCGAGCAGTTCCTGTCCAGCAAGGCTGACGCGCTGCTCACCGTTGAGCACGACAACGTGCTGCCGGATCCGGGCGCGGCCCAGCGGCTGATCGACACGCCGGCGGATGTGGTCTACGGCGTTTACATGCTGCGGCATGACACCTTTGTGATCAACGCCTTCAGGTATGAGAACGATGTAAACCTCGGGATGAGCCTGTCACGCTACCCGGCTGAGCTGGCGCAGGCGCGGCGCGAGAAGGCTGCGCGGGTGAGCGGGGTGGGGCATGGTTGCACGCTCTTCCGGCGCAACGTGCTGGAGAAGATCCCATTCCGCGAAGGTGATGGGGTGAATGTTGCGCCCGACATCCCGTTTGCCGAAGACGCCCTGCGCGCCGGCTTCGTGAGCATGGCGCGGTTCGATGTGGAGGTTGTGCACATGGATGGCGACAAGGCGCTTGTGCCGTATCAACTGAGCGAGCGCGCCATGTATATCGCCCGCGAAACGGTGAACGCGATTGACGGCGAGGGCCGGTTCACGCGGTTGGTTGACGGCGAGGTGATCAAGTTGACGGTGCCGCAGGCAAAGCCATTGGTGGCCGCCGGCTATTTGAACGTGCCTGATTACATGGCCTTTGCATTCAAGGAGGTCGATGAGACCCAGCCTGAAGCCGCCGCGGCGGAAGACAAGCCCGAAGACAAGCCAGCCGAAGACAAGCCCAAGCGCAAGCGAGGCAAATGATATGAGCGAAGTGAGCGAAGCGCAGCCAGAAGAAAACAAAAAGGTCATGGTCAAGGTGCTGCTTCCGTGCATCATCGCCGGCGGCGTGTGGCACACCGGCGCCGTGCTGTGGGTGGATGGCCAGGAGGCTGCGCAGCTATTGCGTGACAAGCTGGTCATGCCCTGGAGCCCGCCGGCAGAGCGCGCCGATGCGCCGCCCCAGCGCGGCGAAGGATGACTTGAGCAATGATTTTGCATCGCGTCACCCAGCCACTGTATGAGCCCGTCAATGTTGACGACATCATGCAGCACAGCCGCATCGACAGCGACGTGGAATACACGTATGTGCTGTCGCTGATCGCCGCTTCTCGCGAGCATGTCGAGGATGAGCTGAGGCGCACGCTCATGCCGTCGGTGTGGGAATTGACGCTCGATTGCTGGCCGGCGCTGCCGCTGCCATTGCCGCGCGCGCCCCTGCGCAGCATCGTGTCAATCAAATACACCGACGAGGACGGCGTTGAGGCCACCTATTCCTCATCGAACTATTACATCGACACCGCAAGCGAGCCCGGCCGGCTGATGTTGAAGCCGAACGCGAACTGGCCGGCGGTCAACCTGCAGGCGATTGCCGGCGTGAAGATCCGCTTCGTGGCGGGCTACGCCGACCTGCTCGACGAGGATTCAACGCAGGCCGAGATCACGGCGGCGCGCAATGCGATCCCGATGCGGCACAAACAGGCGATCCGGCTGATTGCAGGGCACCTGTATGAGAACCGCGAAGAGATCACGATGGGCGCCGGCCTGTCGCCGGCTCAGTTGCCGCTGGGCGTGAGCGCATTGCTCATGCCGACGCGCGTGATCAGGTTTTAAGGACATATCGACATGCAAGCCGGACGACTCGACCAGCGCGTGACGATCAAGCAGAAGGTGGCGGTGCAGGACACCTTCGGCGGCGAGACGGTCACGTGGTCGGACGTGTGCAGTGTGTGGGCGCAGGTGTCGCCCATTTCAGGCCGTGAATATTTGCAGGGCAAGCAGTTGCAGGAAGAGCAGATGGTGCGCATCCGCATCCGGCACCGCGCCGGCATTGTGCCGGCCATGCGCGTGCATCTGGGCAGCCGGACGTTCGACATCATCGACGTGCAGAACATCGACACCGCGAATAAAGAGACGGTGCTGATGTGCAGGGAGTTGCTATAGATGGCATCGAGCAAGCGCCGGGGCAAGGGCATACAGGTCTCGACGACGCTGAAGGGCGGCGCGGAACTGTTGCGCAAGTTCAAAGGCCTCGGGCTCGATGCGACGAAGGTGGCTGAGCGCGCCACGGCTGAAGCGATGGAAGTGGCGCGCGCAAAGATCGAAGCCGACGCGCCCGGGCCTGGCATCGTCATGGAGCCGCTGCCGGCGAAGCAGGCCGGCACGGCGATGGTTCAGGTCGGGCCGGACAAGGATCACTGGTATTACCAATTCTTTGAGACCGGCGTGAGCGCGTTTGAGATCAACATGGTGCGCCGGCGCACGAAGCGCACAGCCACCGAGAAGAAGAGCGGCAAGGCGATGCGCGGGCGCAAGATCAACACTGAATCGAGCGGCGTGCTGGCGTTTGAGATCGGCACGCGCACGGTGTTTGCCAGGCGCGTGCAGCGCGGCCCGATGGCCGCCCAGCCGTTCATGCGCCGGAATTTTCTCGGCAGCGAGAACCAGATGAAAGACAGGTTCGGCTATGTGATCTCGAAAGCCGTGATCGCAAAGTATCTGGAGGGCGCGTGATGAATCCGAGCAATGTGAAGCGCGTCGAAATTCACGTTTCTTTGCTGGCGGAAATGCTGACTGTTGGATGGGAGGTCGGCGCTGAGCGCATCGTGCGCTGCATCGGCGGTCTGCCGCCCGGTGCGCAGTATGTGCGGGGCTGGGTGGATGAACAACAGTGCAACATCAATCTAGTGTTTGTGCATCCCTCATTCCAGGAAGTTCTGTGGGGCGAGACGATCCCGGTGTTGGATGTAACGCTGCGTTCAGAGGCGATATCGAATGGCAACGCTTGAAGAAGCCCTGTTCAGCTACCTGACGAGCGCCCCACAGGCGACGGCGGCGCTGATCGGCACGCGGCTGTATCCGCTTCTGGTGCCGCAGGAGCAGGCCATGCCTGCGATCGCATATCAGCGCGTCGGCACGCAGCCGAAGATGGAGCATGGCGGGATGAGCGGCTGGGCGCGCGCGGTGATTCAGTTCACCTGCCAGGCAACAAGCTACAGCGGCGTGAAGGCCATCACTCAGGCGCTGAGGAGCGACCTGGCCGGCTACCGCGGCACGATGGCCACAGGCATTGATGTGCATTTTTGCAACCAGGTCAATGAGAACGACCAGGATGAATTGTTTGATGCAGCGGTAAGCCGCTGTGATTATGAATTTCTTTACAAGGAATAAGACAAGGAGTAACAGACATGGCAAAGCAAGGCGGATTTGGCGTTGTCCTGAAGATCGCAGTCGGCACGGCGCTGACAGCGATGGTCGGCGTGCGCGAGGTGGAGTTCCCTGAGTTCGAGAAGATGCTGGCGGAGGCGACTGCCCACGATTCCAGCGGCGGCTGGAAGGAAATGATCGACACCGGCAAGCGCGCGCTGAATGCGTTCAGCGTGACCGTGAACTGGGACAAGGCGCAGACCACGCACGCAGCGGTGATGACGGCATTCACCAGCACGTCGGCAGTGAGCATGTCGGTGGAAGACCCTGACGGCGCGGAGATCATCGCATTCAGTGCGTTCATCACCAAAATCGGGCGCATCGCCGAGCAGGAAGAGGTCTACAGCGCAGAGATCGAGATCACGCCCACCGGCGCGCCGACGATCACGCCGTAACAGACAGGAGCACACATGGCATTACTTACACGCGAGCAGATCCTCGCGGCAGATGACCTCAAGCGCGAGACGGTGCCGGTGCCGGAGTGGGGTGGGGACGTGATCGTGAAGTCCCTCACCGGCGCCGAGCGCGATGAGTTTGAAGACAGCGTCGTCAGGCAGCGCGGCAAGAGCCGTGAGCTGAACCTGAGGAACGCAAGGGCGCGCCTAGTGTCGCTGTCACTCGTTGATGAAGCCGGCAGCCGACTGTTCAGCGCCGGCGACGTGGAGCAGCTGGGCAGGAAGAGCGCTGCGGCACTTGATCGGGTGTTCGGCGCGGCCCAGCGGCTGAGCGGGCTGACCGAGCAGGACGTTGACGAGCTCGCAAAAAACTCAGACAGCGACCAGAGCGACAGTTCTACTTCCGCCTAGCTCTGGCGCTTGGCTGCACCGTGGAGGAGCTGCTGGGACGCATCAGCAGCCATGAACTGACCGAGTGGATGGCCTATGACACGATTGAGCCTTTCGGGCATTCGATAGAGCAGCGCATGATGGCGCAGGTGGTTGCTGCCATCTACAACGTCAACCGCGACCCGAAGAAAAGCAAGATGCTGACCGCTGAAGACTTCATGCTGAAGCGGGTCGAGAAAGAAGAGCCGACCGAGGATTCGATCTACCAACGCTTCCGCACCTGGGCGCAACTATATGGCAACTCTGGCAACTCTGGCCGTTAAACTGATCGGCGACACGTCCGGCTTCGCGAAGGACATGGACGGCGCGTCCGGGCATACCAAGCGCTTTGCCGACGACTTCGAAGGCCAGGCCAAGCGCATCGGCGGGCTTGGCTCGATCATGTCCGGCGCGATGAGCTGGGTCACCGGCAACGTGATCATGAAGGGCATCGATGCCGTGGTCGGCTCGCTGGGCTCGCTGAAAGCCGGCATGATCGACGGCAATGCCGAGTTCGAGCGCTACCAGGTGCAGTTCGGCGTGCTGCTCGGCTCGACCGATGCCGCAAAGCAGCGCCTCGACGAGCTGGCCAAGTTCGGCGCATCCACCCCGTTCGACCTGCCTGGCGTGGTGCAGGCAGACAAGATCATTCAAGGATTCGGGCTTCACTCCGAGGAATCTGCGAAGAAATTCGGCTTCACCGGCGAACAGATCCGCACGATTGCCGGCGATGTTGCCGCCGGCACCGGCACGTCCTTCCAGGACATGGCCAACTACATCGGCAAGTTCTCGTCGGGCGCGACCGGTGAGGTGATCAGCCGCTTCCAGGAGCTCGGCATCACCACGCGCGAAGAGCTGACCAAGCTCGGCCTGGAGTTCAGCAAGAGCGGCGAGCTGCTCAGCCCGCTGCCTCAGGCGACGCAGGTCGTGCTTGACCTGATGAAGAGCAAATATGGCGGCATGATGCAGGCACAGTCCGGCACGTTCGAAGGCATGATGTCGAACATGAACGACTGGATCGCCGGCACGCTGCGCACGCTGGGCCAGCCGATCTTCGAGGTGCTCAAGGACAAACTCGGCGGCGTGCTGACCTTCCTGGCGTCGCCTGAAGTCGTGGGCGCGATCAACGGCTTTGCCACCACGCTCGCGGGCGGCATCGGCTCTGCCATCGCCTTTATCACGCCGATCATCGACCAGGGCATCGGCCTCTTCACGACCTTTGCCGACCAGATTGATTATTTCGTTCGCATGGTGGTCGACGGCTTTGACACCGCCGGCCCGTTTGGCGCCGTCAGCAACGCGATCTATTTCATCGCCGACGCGCTCGGGCTGGGCGGCGATGAGGCCAGCGCATTTTCGGACAACGTTGGCACGGCCGTGAGCAATGTGATCGGCTTCGTGCAAAGCGTGGTGGCATTCGTGCAGGCCAATTTGCCAGCCTTCCAGGCGGCGTTCACCAGTGCGATCGGGTCGGTGATTGCGCTCGTGCAAAGCAACTGGCCGACGATCCAGACCATCATCGAGACCGTGATCACCGGCATCTCCACGATCTTCGAGACGGTGCTGAAGCCGGCGCTTGAATTTGCCTTCCAGCTCTTCTCGAAGATCTCCGCCTGGGTGATTGAGAACTGGCCGCTCATCAGCCAGACCGTGAGCACGGTCCTGAATGCCATCCTGAGCGTCGTGCAGACCGTGATCCCGATCATCTCGACCGTGTTCACGACGGTGTTCAATGCGCTCAAGCCCATCGTCGAGGGTGCGCTCAATCTAGTGCTGGGCATTGTCAAGAGCATCATGCAGCTGATCAACGGCGACACGGCCGGCGCGCTGCTCACCCTGCAAACAGCCTTCACCGATGCCTTCGGCGCGGTGGTGAAGTTTGTCGAGTCGCTGCCTGAAAAGTTCATCTCGTTTGGCCGGCAGGTGATCCAGGGCTTCATCGACGGCATGAACCAGATGGGCGAAGCGCTGAAGGCGAAGATCTACGCGCTCATACCAGAGCCGGTGCGCAAGATCCTCGGCATCGCATCGCCGTCGAAGTTGATGGATTACTTCGGGCGCATGAGCGCCATCGGCTTCGTGACTGGCTGGGAGGATGTGTTCGACCGGCACCCGCTGAAATATGCGCTCAGCACGCCCACGCCAGCAATGCCGGCGGGCGGCACAGCGCCCACGCACCATTTTGACTACAACGAGTTGACGCGGCCAGGGCAGGGTGGGTTGACGGGCGCTGCGGCCGCCAACCCGGGAGCCGGCGGGCTGGGCGGCGGCGCTGCGGCCAGCGTGACGCTGACACTTGACGGCACCGAGCTGGGCCGGGTGCTGCTGCCGCACATCAACAGCGCCGCGCAGACAGATGTCGAGCGCTACAGCTCTGGCATTCACCATCAATAGGCAAATATGGCGGACTATATCGAGATCAGCATCACTGGCAACATCAGCGGCGCGAAGAAGTTCCGCGTGCTGCTTGAAGCGGACATTGTCGACGACGGCTACACGCAGGCCGTTGACTATCAGCCGCAGACGCTCGACGGATCGCCCATGATCGCGTTCGGCGCGGGCAAGAAGTATTTCAAATACACGCTGATCTTCCCTTACACCGGCGCCGCCTCCGGCTATGCCAATTACTCAGACGTGCAGGCGCTGTTCACCACCGACACGACCGCCGGCGTGCAGTTCAAGTTCCGCGCGATGAAGGACACCACCGTCTACGACGTGATCAACGCCACCAAGGGCTCGTGGCAGCCGCGCGTGATGACGAAGGCGAAGTATGACTCAGCGGCCGTTTACACCGCCGACATTCTGTTGCACCAGATATAGGCATCAAATCTAACCATGCGAACCGTTGACGCAGCAATCACCGCCGGCGAGATTTCACCGGCGCCGGCCTATCGGCACAAGGCGACGATCTACAACCCGCTGCTGAGCTTTGCCGCGCCGAGCGCGAACGCCGACGGCTCACTCGACATTGCCGCGCCGCAGGCGTATCGCATGCATGCGACCGGCAACTATGCCTTCGTCGCCTATCGCCACACCAGCGGCACGCACTACCTGCGCGTGATCAACGTGACCACCGCTGCAGATGCCGCGCTGCCGACGACGAACGCCGTCACGATTGCAAACAGCGGCACGATGGCCGCGATGCGCAGCGGCTTCTCGATTGAGTCGGGCACGCATTACGCCTACACCGCGATCCCCTCAGGCAGCGCAATTCAGGTGCGGCGCGCATCGCTGTCGGGCACCTCCAACCCGCTCAGCGTGAGCTTCAGCAATTACGGGCCGACCTTCGGCAGCGCGATGACCAACACAGCGACGTTTATTCGCCGCGTGGAGGCGGTCTGCCCATGCGACAACGGCCAGGTGGTTGTGGCCGTCGGCGAGCACGATTTCACGAACAGCCTGTCAACGATCACGTTCTGGCTCCTGCCGAACAACACGACAGCGGTGCAGCTCAATACGATCCTGCACATCCCGCTCGCCGAGGCGTATTCATCCTGGTATGGCAACGCCAGGCACGCATCGTTCATCAGCGCGGCCTATGAATCCGCCACAGACCGCATCATCGTTGTGGCCAATGCTGCTGTGAACGGGCGGGCGGTGTATTTCACGATTCAGAACGGCATCGAGTCGACCGTGCGCAATGTGATCCCGATCGACGCCAGTGTGGCCACGGTAAGCTTCACGCCTGCCGGGCTAAGCAGCGTCAATGGCTGGCTGTATTTGTCCGGTCACATGACCCGCCGGCGCACCAGCGGCGACGCGCTCACCTCTTACGAGTGCTACCTGATCGGCGACGCGTCGGGCATGTTCAGCCTGGGCGAGAAGAGCCATGTCGTCACCACCTCAACGTGTTACGGCACGCTGCTGCTTCCGACCGGCGGCTCGACGGTGTATTACATCGGCAACGGATATCACACCAGCGGCGCGGCCACGCCCCTGCAGAATTCATCCGTCGCCGGCACCGAATACAGCAGCCGGCTGATCAGTTGGTCGCTCGATCAGGGTGTCAATGGCGCGGACGGTTTCCAGGCCACCCTCGACAACGCCGACGGCACGCTCACCACGGATGCGCTACTCGCCGGCGGCAAGGTGCTTGCGCTTGAGTCGGGTCAGGGCAGCACGTTTGCGGACGTGGGCGAATATGGCCTCGACAAGCCGCGCGTGAGCGTGAGCGTGTCAGGGCGCGGCCCGCTGGCCATCTCCGGGCGCAGCCTGGGCGACAAGACGCTGCTGGGCTGGAAGAGTCCGCTCACGCTGCAGCTCATGGCGCGCAGCCGTATCAAAACCGACCTCTCAGGCGGGCTGACCGGCCTGATCCAGAAAACGAACGAGATGAACAGCACGCGCCTTGGGTTCAATTCGTCCGGCATGGTGTATCGCGGCTTGAACGAGCCATGGATCGCGCTGGCTGATGAATATGATCACGGCGACGGCCTGACACACCTGGTGGCAACAGCGGATGTCGCCGACGACTACCACCTGTCCACGCTGGGCGTGCTGGTCGGCGCAAGTGACGATGGCCAGGGCAACCTGTTTGCGCTGCCGAAGGACGGCACATGGGGCGATGATGTGCTGACCGGCCCGCAGATGCGCGTGCTCAGCCTCAACAGCATCGACCCGCTCGACCCGGAGAAGGATGACACCGGCTGGAACATGACCCCGCGCACCAATGGCCTGGTGAAGTCGGCCAGCGTCGGCGGGGTGCGCAGCACGGCTGCCAGCGGCTCATACCTGACCAGCTCGAGCTTTACCATGACCGCCGGCACAAAGTATGGCGTGCTGGTGCGCACGGCCGGCCGGCGCGCTCAGATGTTCACGCGCGCCTGGAACCTTGCGCCGGCGAGCTGCGCGGCCAATGCCGGCTACACCCTGCGGGCGGAGTTTGCATTCTCCTACGCGGCGCGCAAGCAATACAGCGACACGCCTCGCAGTGGCGTTGCCATCTCAACCGATGTGTGGGGTGACACCAGCGCGCTGGCATCCAGCGGTTACGAGGACTTCCAGCAGACGCTGACCTATGCGACCAACGCCGCGACGCTGGCAGATTTCACGACGGCAGCGGTCAACTGCAACGGCCAGTCGCCCATCGGTGACCGGCTGAGCGTCAACTGCACCTCCACGCCGACGATGCTGATTGCAGGGCAGTATGTGCGCCTGATCATCCCCGACAACCACGACGGCATCATGCGCATTGCGTCGATTGTTTCAAACAACGTCACCTTCACGGCGACATACAGCCTGAGCGCGGCCGGCGCCGGCGGCACCATCTACACGCTGGCAGAAAGTGACTCGTGGGGTTTTGCCGACTGCGGCAAACGCAACTATGTGGCGACTGAAGCGGACGAGCTCGGCGACCTGCCGATGCCGATTGACCCGAAGGCGCGCAAGAGGGGGCGCGCCTCGTTCGGGCGCGGGATCTTCGTCACCGACGACAACACAGCCGCAAGCATTCGCATGCTTGAAACGGACGGTGTGCGCTTTCACCTGCGCAGCGGCGGCGAGGCCGGCACGCGCACCGGCTGGGACCTGACCAACCCGATCTCAGCCGACGACGACGTGTTTTATTCGTCATTCAGCGATCCGTCGGTGTGGCGCGTGGTGATGCACCACGGCTATGTGTTCAGCGGCTCGCCGTCGGCGTATGGCCTGCCCCCCACCGGCGGGTATCTCATCGTCGATGATGAGATCATCCGCTACCGGCCGTTCACGTTCTACAAGCGCGGCATGGCGACGCAGACGACCTGGACGATTGTGCCGGCCTACTATGCGCCGCTTGCGAGCGCGGTCGGCCCCACATCAACCATCCGCAACTGGCGTTCCAGCGCCGGCGCCCAGCCCGGCGACAACCTGGGCGACATTCCATACCCCGACGGGCTGCTTGTGGAGATCGTTTCAAAAAGTGGGTCGAGCACTGATGACAAGCAGTATTACGTGGGCAGCGCGACAAGCGTCGGCTCGCCGGATGTGAACAACACGTCCTATATCACGCTGAATGAGCCGTATGAAAACAGCGTGCGCGGGCCTGATCCTGACGTAGACGATCCAGATGGCGCGATCAACACCAGCCGCAAGAACCAGTTCGAAGGCGATCTGGCTGTTGTGTCGGGGCGCGGGCAGTGGGCCACGCAGAAAACCACGCACGACGCAGACGAGCCGGTGGTCTTCTACCCGTGCAATCTGTCGACCGGCGCGCAGGCCACAGTCACGCTGGAGAGCTACCGCTACTTCAGCGGCCTGTATATGTCGCTCAAAGACGCCATTCAGCGCACGGCGCGCCTGGCCGGCATGCGATCAGCGGCGTTCCGTTACGCCTTCTCCACGCCGACCGCGGCTATCACGCAGGCCATCACCACCACGCCTTACAGCCTGCCGGCGCGCGAGGATCTGAGCGACTTCGTCCTGCGCATGAGCGCCTTCCTGCCGGTCAGCGGCCGGCTGAATGTGTATTTCAGGAACTACTATCGCCTCACCCTACGGCATGACGGCAGCGGCAATGTGCTGGTCGGGCTGGCCACCACGAAGACCACCGCGCAGGGTGGGGTGGATGCAGACGGATCCGGCGATCGCTGGCTGGGGTATCTCACCGTGCCGGTCAACGGCTGGATCTCGACCACCGCGACAAAGAACACAGAGATCACGCTGGCCGTGATCGGCGATGATGTCGTGGTCGAGCTGGCCGGCCAGCCGCTGATGACCTTCGACCTGACGCTCTTCGAAGGTGGCGACGATTACAACTACAACGTGCAGACGGCCGGCCCGATCCAGGTGGAATACACCGCCACGCAGTCCGGCAACTCGGCGACGTTCGAGCTGCTCGAGCTCTTCGACGAGGCCGGCGACATCGTGATCGAGGAGAGCGCCAGAGGCGAGGGCAGAAGCGCCCGCGCGGTGATCGACAACATCATCGGCGCGCGCCTCGTTCGCAGTCGCGCCACGCAGGCCGGCGGCGTGGAGTTCTCGCAGTTCTGGACGCGCGACGACATTGGCGAGCTCAGAAAGAACCTGCTGTCCCATGCCTGGTCGAAAGTCGACAAGTCGCGCACGTCGCACATGAAGGTCACCGGGCTGGACAGCGTGGGTGAGGTGCTCGACATGACCGTGATCGCCGCCGACGGCTATGACTACAGTGGCATTTCTACGGAAATCACCGGCTCGCCGGATGCGTGCCAGGTGGAGAGCCGGCTGCAGCAGCGCGAGAACGCCGAATTTGCCGAAGAGCATGAGCTGGGCGGCTACGGCCGGCTGGCCGCGCAGCCGGAAGATCAATGCAACCTGGCTTACGGGCCGGGCGGCG